AGGCAGTCTGGTATATTGGCTTACCGGTGCAGAAGCAAGCTGTGAAATCAACCAGTCCTGCACCAATATGGTATATGATGGCGAATACACGGTAGATACCAGCTACCAGCAGTATGAACTTGAAAACGCCATTAAAGCAGGACAACTGATGTTCCATCGTGTTATTGACGGCGCGTCCGGCGATGTTACCGGAGATATCCGGCTGCTGGAAGATATTAATACCTTCACGGAATTCACAAAGAGCAAATCCGTTGATTTCTCTTACAATCAGGTCATCCGTGTTTTGGATAACTGGGCTTATGATGTGGCGCGTCTCTTTAATAAGACCTATCTTGGCAAAGAAAACAATGATGCCATTGGCCGCAGTGCACTCTGGGCCGATATTGTAAAACTGGCTGAAGACTACCAGAAGATTCGTGCTATTAAAGAATTTGACGACGATGATATTGAAATGCCCTATGAAGGTGATACGAAGGACAGTGTTGTCTGCAATGCGAATATCAATCCAACGGTAGCCATGCAGAAACTGTATTGTACAACTTACGTAAATTAATAAGGAGGGACTATAAATGGCAGATTCTACAGAGATTAAAGCAATTGGTAAATTGTTTGCTGGAGACGTTGTCAGCGCTAAATTGTCTGCCGCATATATTACGGTTGACGGCAAGCGATATCTGCTTTTCCAGGCGAAAAACCTGAAAGCAACCATAGAAAAGACCAAGAAAGAAGTGCCTATTTTAGGGCAGGTCATGAGCGGTAACCGGGCTGTTGGCAGTAAAGGAAGCGGCAGTTTAACCATTTACTATAACACCAATAAATTTGATGAAATGATGGAGCAGTATGTTAAGACCGGTCAGGACGTCTATTTTGATATGCAGATCATTAATGAAGACCCGATGTCTAAGGCAGGCCGTAAGACCGTTGTTCTGTTAAACTGCAACATTGATAAGGTGGATATAGCTAATTTTGATGCCGACGGGGATTGGCTCGAACAGGATATTGACTTTACTTTCGAAGGTTTCAAACGTGCCGAAAAATTCACTGAGCTGTCTGGTATGAGCGTATAAGGAGGTAGCCTTTTATGAGTGACGAAAAATTAACATTCCAGGCGTTTATGAAAGAAAACGCGATCGAAAAAGCTCCGGTTGAATATGTAGCAAGCGAGCGGTTTGTCGTTAATGGGGAACCGGTTCCGTGGAAATTGCGGGTGTTAAGTAATGATGAACTTGATGCCATCGCAAGACGTAATACAAAGGTGGTCCCCATCAAAGCAAGCCGGGAAACAAAGAAAGTATATAATAATGAGCAGTTCACCGTGGATATGACGCTGGCGATGGTTGTATACCCTGATCTGAACGATGAGGCACTGCAAACTTCGTATGGAGCTATCGGGGCAGAAGATCTATTGAAAAAGATGCTGACACCGGGAGAATTAGCTGACCTTTACTTAGTAGCGAATGAAGTCAATGACTTCAAGGTCGGGATGAATGACAAGATCAAAGAAGCAAAAAACTCATAAAAGGTGATGACGGTGAGGCAGTCCTGGCGTACTTTGCCTTAGTACGATTCAAAATAACACCGGGGCAGCTGCTGTCATTGCCTGAGAATGAACGTGCTTTTATTTATGCAAGCTGCCAGCTCTTGGCCAAGGAAGAAAAGAAAGCGAGGGATAAGAAATAATGGCAACGATACAAAATTACATCAGCCTTCGTGACGGGGTATCTCCGGCTTTCGAGAAAATGAGCCAGGCGGCTGATTCCTTTGCTAACAGGATGAATCGAGTTTCTACGGCAGCCAGCCACGCGAGCAATCAGGCGGGGATAGCTTCTGAAAAATTCGGTGGTCTGCGTACCGTATTTGGTGGTGCCTTACTTGCCAACATTGCGGCTGCAGGGCTCAATGAAGTAAAGAATGCTCTGACTGGGCTCATTGCAACAGCTGATCAATACACTGGTATCAACGCCAGATTAAAGCTGGTAGCGGGCTCTCAGGCGAATGCGGTATATCTGAATAACGAGATTTATGAATCCGCACTGCGGGCCCGTGCTGGCTATATGGAAACAGCCCAGGCGGTATCGCAGCTTGCCATGAGCGCTAAGGACGCATTTCCAGACCCACGAGAGGCTGTGAAATTTGCCGAAGGGATTAACAAGCTGTTTACTATCGGAGGAACCTCCGGGGAAAACAAGAAATTCGCTATGCTCCAGTTAACACAGGGTATGGCCAGCGGGCAGTTACAGGGTGATGAATTCCGAAGTATCGCTGAAAATGCGCCTATTATCGAAAATATGATTGCAAAGACTATGGGCGTTGCCCGAGGTGAACTGAAGCAGCTGGCATCTGAGGGCAAAATTACTGCTGACGTCATTAAACGTGCTGTCTTAGATAACATGGATGAAATCGACGAGCAGTTCCACCAGATGCCGCTCACCTGGGGCGACCAGTGGACATGGTTCAAGAACCATGCGTTAAAGTCCTTTGCTCCCGTCCTGCAAGGTCTGAATGACCTGGCTAATAGCGATGCAGTCAGGCGCATGGTCGATGGGGCTATCTCCGCGATTGACATGCTAGTTCCCTATGCCTATGCAGCCGTGCAGCTTATCGGTGGCATCGTCAACAATATTGTTTATGTGGTAGGCGGTGTCTATGATTTCCTGACAGAGCACAGCTGGATCGTTACAGCGGCACTGGGAGCCGTATCCGCAGCCTTGTTATATATGGCTATCCTGGGCAGTGTTAATGCGGCGGCTATGGTAATAGCGGGAGCTGCAACAGCAGCTAAAGCAATTGCTGATTGGGCTGAAACGGCGGCTCTCCTTGCATTAACCCTGGCACAAGACGGGCTGAACGCGGCATTATACGCGTGTCCGCTCACATGGATTATAGGCCTGATTATCGGGCTGATTGCTACCCTGTATATTGCTGTAGCAGTGGTGAATTACTTTGCCGGGACGAATATTTCGGCAACCGGAATTATCTTTGCGGCGTTTGCCTGGCTGTATGCCAAAGTCAGAAACATGGTTGCCCTTGCCTGGAACATGTTTGCAGCCTTTGCTAATTTCTTGGGCAACGTATTTAATGACCCGCTGGACGCCATTGCCAATTTGTTTATCGATATCTGGAATGGGATTCAAGGGTACGTTGCCGAAGCCATTAACAATATTATTGATATGATTGCAAAAATCCCAGGCATCGGCAAAGTCATATCGGGGTTAGGCCATGTCAGCGCTACACAGGTTGCCCATGTGGGAGCGTACCACGAGTACGTTCCGGCCAGGAGCTACGCAGATTCCAGCGTACTGGCCGCGCAAGCCTATGAGGTAGGCGCAAATCTCAGCTTACCGGAAATGCCGGAAATATCAAAGCCGGAAGAGTACGATGCAAGTAAAATTGCGGCCGGTGCCGCGGCAGCAGCTAAGGATCCGAATGCGGGTAAAAACGCTAAGAATCATGATAAGACAGCTAGAAATACGCAAAAAATAGCAGATAAAATTGATATGTCCGATGAGGAAATCAATGAACTGCGCGATACGGCTGTGGCGGACACCTTACAGCAGTGGCAGAATCAGCATATTGTGGTGAATGTTAATAATGAAAATACGATTGGCAGCGATATGGATCTGGATGGCGTGATAGATGATATGGTAAAAGGCTTTAGGGACGCGATTACAGTAAAAGATGAGGGAGTGACGGTATAAAATGGCGTATTACATGTATATGGGGACTATGCAGATTCCCATCCCGCCTCCCACACTGGAGACCAAAATCAATGGGAAGAATAAGACTATCGAGCTGCTGGATGCCGGCGAGGTGAATGTTTTAAAACCCGCAGGGCTGACAGATATCAGCTTTGAATGTATGCTTCCTAATACGCGCTATCCGTTTAATGGATCCCTGTTAATGGGATTTCAAAAGGCCTCGTATTACCTAAGCCAGTTGGAACTCCTGAAAAAGAATAATACCCCATTCCAGTTTATTGTGGTACGAATGAAACCGAGCGGGGAAATGCTCCAAATGACTAACATAAAGGCTACTCTTGAAGAGTACAAAATCAAGGAGGCTGCGGAAGAAGGGTTTGATGTATGGGCTGAAATTGCGCTTAAGCAGTGGCGCGATTACGGAACAAAAACTGTACAGATCCAGACTGATGAAACGGGGAAAACAACGGGCACAGTACAGCAAACACGAAGCGCAGGCGGTAAAACGGTGGCAGCGACGGCGAAAGCCGGCAAGGGGAGTACCCTGCAGCGCATTGTCAAGAAAGAATTAGGGAATACGAATAATCTGTTTGCGATTGCTGCCCTGAATAAGATAGCAGTGCCCGCCGCTCTGGTGGTGGGACAGGTTATTAAACTTAGACAGGGGGTGTAAGGATTGGCCGGCGATACAACACAAAACGAAAGCTCTACGGGGCAACAGCAGTATACCGTCGTATCCAATAATGCCCCCTTTAATATTGCCTATACACTTACTATCCGCAATAAGGACACTGAGTATATAGTACAGCCGGAAGAAGGAGTTCAGCTTGTCCGGTCTATGCGCTGCGTCCCTGCTAAACTCACATTCAGAGTACTGAAGGACGATGTCTTGAATATCACGGAGGGCAATGCCGTAACGTTTCAGGTTAATAACGAGGTTGTCTTTAAGGGGTACATCTTCAAAAAGTCCAGGAATAAGGACAGAAAGATCGCCGTCACGGCATATGACCAGCTCCGG